GTGCTGCAGCGCGTAAGCGCTGTAGCACTCCATAGGTATTTGGACCTCAACCGGTCCAGGTATCACTCTACATATTATATGTGGGCGTTTCGACGCCCTGCTGTATTTTTAGAGCGTTAGGTCGCTCTGCAATATTGCGGGCGTCAAGCCCGTAGCATTGTAGAAGCACAGTAAGATTTTGGAACTCTTTTAACCAGGTATCGATGGTGTTAAACCAGCCATCACCCCCTTTTTGTCCTGAGCTGGACGCTAAACATGCTCGATTGTCCTATAGTAAGACATTAAACTGCTTTTTGTCCATGAGTAAGACATAAAATCGCTCAATAGTCCTAGATATGACATAAAACTTTCTGTTGTGGCTTTAGGAACCACACACTAGACTTAAAATTCTGTATTGAAGAAATGTTCGGATGTAGAGATTTAAGCAACCTCTCTGCAATACGCAATATGTAAGACGTATATGTCGATTGTTGTGCACCCTCTATGATCGTTCCACAGAATTACCGAGCCCCGTCGTGTAGCGAGCACCTCGGCGGATGATTAGTTAAGCCATGTCGAATATGTACCGAAGCGATCCTGCGTTTTTAATAAACAATGATCTTCGGAGCCAATTACATGACATGCCCAGGCTACTATCTGCGACGCTGTTAGGTACGAGTGTAAGAAAAATTTCTTATACGTTGAATTTTGATGTTCGAGTGCCATTTAAGGCTATCATTATAGGTTATTCCTATGTACTTGATGCTAGCCAAATTTAAAACCTATATGGTCAGTTGTGAACTGTGAATCACTCGGCTTGGATGCTAGAAATATCCGACCCACCCCCCCCAAATATGTTAAAGTCAGTTAACGTACATTCGGAATCTCGCATGGGTCCTGCCAACGTCGATGTGGCAATCGATGTAAACACCAGCTTGGCCACTGAAGACAAGTGTTCGGCACATTTGCCTCTGCATATGTGTTGTGAACACGGTGTAGACGGTTACCGCCGTGAAGATTTTCACAAGCGGAAGCGTCTAGGGAAAATACGGGACATGAACCGCGAATTACTCGTGGATCATAAACACAGAGCGTGGGAACCCCACTTAGAAACGATAAGTGAGGATGCGCATCTAGATTTGGAACCACAGATTGGTTTCATGGACATTGTCTCGTACAGTGGAGGATTTGCCAACCTAGCGAGGTTGTGCAAGGTTGATATCCCGGATTGGATTATCAATGAGATTGAAGATATTGTGTTGGTGTTTTTGAGTCTGCAAGGTCAGACAACATTAACCGGCGCTTTAGCCACGATTACATCGTGGGTTAAGCGTTATTTCTCCAAATCATTGACGAATAAAATCCGTGAATATTTGGTTGATTTACTGACGCCTACGGCAAGGCAGTCAATGGAGGGCGTTTTAGAGACGCCAGAATGGTTAAAACTCTTGCAAAAGTGTAAGAGTAACTGGAGGCTCGTGCGTAATAACGCCGCATTTGCCCAGTTATCAAAGCTTCTTGGCTTGTTGGTAACACTGGGTTTGTGCAAAGTATCGGATTTGGAATTCCGATTGCAAGGTTTCTTGCTATTTACGCCCGAAATACAAAAACGTCACTCAAGTGCATTCGATTTGTTAGATGCAACATTTGAGACGGTTCTCTTTTTCGTGGAAGGAATGTATTTGTGTTTTGCCACAAAATCATTACGTCCACTATTAGTTAGTGACCATGCTGCTCTTCAACTTGATGAAGAATATGCAAATGTCCTAACTGATTGGGATCTCGTTAAAAGTGGGAATCTTCAGAAAATCAAGGGATTGACTGATCAACACTTCGAGCACCGGTTGAACAACTTGTCAACCAATTTGCGTGATTTAGCAAATACGTTGACAGGTTTCGACAAGAAATTGGTGATGGATAAGTTTCAGAAGGTTTTGACGTTGCAAAATGAGTTTGTAACATTGAAATTGGCTAGTGGTGTACGCCACGAACCATTTTCTCTTCTGTTCTTTGGGGAAAGTAGTCAAGGGAAGACTATTGCTTGTGAGCAGGTCATAGATGCACTCTGTACGAGTGGTGGTCTGCCAATAGATAAGAAATTTCGTGCCACCTATAATGCTGGTGACAAATTTATGTCCAACTGGTCAACGGATAAGGTTGTCCTGAAGTTTGACGATATGTGCAATGATAAGGCAAATTTCGTTGAACGCGCACCTACTCGCGCAATATTGGACGTTATTAATAACGAAATGTTCTACGCCCCTATGGCCAATATAGACCAGAAGGGTAAAGTGTTCGTTGAGCCATGGATCGTAACAGGCACAACGAATAAGAAGGACTTGGATGCCGGCGTGTATTCTAATTGTCCTTATTCGATCCAAAGACGCTTTATTACCATCACGGTAACTGCAAAGAATGAGTTCCAGCGTGTTGTCGATGGAACAACTTGCGGCCTTGATAGCAACAAGGTCAAATCTTTTAATAAGGCAATGGATAATCCCCTCTTCGACGATGTTTGGAGATTTACGGTGGAGAAACCCGTCAAGCCTACCAAGTTGCATTTGGTTGCGTCTTATAAGCCAATTACTTGGCATAATCAAGTGTTACAAGATATTGATATATTCACACTTATTCGCTTTTTGTGTGATGAATTTTGTGACCATCGTGAAAATCAAGCCGCCATTCTCGAAGGCGCTAAAAATAGGGAGAGAAACATGCAGAAATGCTATGGTGAAGGCTGTAATTATATTTACGGTTATTGTCCATATCATCCCGCGCATGTTGATTCTGATTCGGAGTCCGATGACGAATCTGTCCCACCTTTAGAGCCGTGTCATGAGGATGCGTCACCTTGTGAGGAGGCATCGCTAGATACCGAATCACAGAATTGTGATGGAGATGCATCGCCAGATGCAGAGTCGCAGCCTAGCGACGAATTAACACAGGACACGGAAACGCAAATAGGTGGTAAGATAGTTAAGAGTCTAACTAGACTCTTGCCTCACGCAAGAAACAAGATAAAGTTTGACTTGTGTGAGCGAGTAGAGGACAAGGCTGCCCAGGTCCTATATGAAAAGGGTAGACGCTTCCTTCGGGATTTTGATTGGGTACAGGCTGTACCTACTCCTGTCATGGGATATATGTGTCAGGATACGAAGGAGAATCCATTTAAAGGTTCGTGGCGACAATTTGTGTATCAGACGTTATATGCAGATGTGATTGATGAGGATTATGAGTATCGATCACGCGCAGCAGGTTGGCTTGCTGTGTTGTACATTGCTACTTCATATGCATTTTCATATGTGTATAAAACGCCATGGTATGGTCATGGTTGCCTCATATTAGCAAGTATAATTTACATGTTATATATGAAGAACTTAGTGGAGGAAGTTGAGCGACAATTACTTGAGACATTGTTGGATAAGAATGTTAAGGTCGCTCCGATAGTGAAGAAACACCGCGATGACGTAGTAAAATACGCTTGCGGTGCTAGTGTAGCCGTTGGCGCCCTGTACGTAATGGGTAAGGTTATCCGTGAGAAATACGCTGCGTATAAAACTCAGGGATCTCTTGCACCCATGACGCAACAGGAGGTCGACGCACGTGACGCCGAGAAGAATGTTTGGACTACTGTTGTGTCCAGACCTCTACCATTGTCAGAAGTCTCCAAAACTGTGAGACCTGATGTTCTTCAAGGTGTTATTGAGAAGAACCTTGTGTGTTGCCAGTTTGGCCATGGTGATGGTAAAATTGGACAATTAAACTGTCTTTTCTTGAAGTCTAATGTTGTACTTGTGCCTAGTCATTATTTCGATGATTATGGTGAGGTGCTAGCATGTTCTTTCTTCAAAAAGGACCCAATACACACAGGTGGAAAGTTTGCAGCGCGGTTGGAATCGCGCTGTAGTTGGAAAATACCTCAGTCCGATTTGGTGATGTGTTATTGTCCCAATGGTGGTTCGTTTAGGGATCTAACCAAACATTTTCCTTTGGAGAATGTGGATGGTTCTCTGAACATCCATCTAACTTATCGGTTCGCAGATGGGCGTACCGAGAAGGTTAAGGGAGCAGGAACGACGGCGCTAGTGACTGTGCAAGAAAGGTACACGTACCCAGCTATGAACTATAAGCTAGGATGTAATACTTTCCCAGGATTATGTGGGGCAGTTGTGCACACAGAATCTGTTGGATCTGTTATTTGTGGTATCCACTTAGCAGGGAGATCTAACACACCACATGGTGTATGTGGGTTGTTAAATCAACAAGTGCTTAAGGATGGATATGCACAATTGCGATCCAAGGAAGGTGTACTCTTAACTGGTACTGCGGAGAAATTCGAGACTCAAGTTCTAGGCAAAACAGTGGTTGATCCCAATGCTATGCCACATGGAAAGAGTCCATTGCGTTTCATGCCGCACGGTTCGCAAGTTGAGTACTACGGATCTTGCCCAGGAGCTACCACATCAACAACGGTTGTGAAGGTTACTCCAATTAGTGAGGCTATTATAGATATTTGTGGTGAACCCAATATCTACGGACCTCCTGAATTCAAACCGGAGTGGAAAGGGTATCAGGATTGCTTAGCTAATCTAGCTATACCAGCTCTACCTTATGAATATGAATGGCTTGAACAAGCTATCGTAGATTATAAGAGAGAGCTATTAGCTATTTTTATGAGCGAGCTATGGAATGGTACTCGACCTCTGACCGATTTGGAGAATTGGTCTGGAATACCTGGGTTGAAGTTTGTTGACGCTATTAAGTTGACAACTGCTGTTGGGTATCCCTTATCAGGAGAGAAGAGCAAATATGTGTATATAGCTAGGAATATTGAGGAACTATTAATGTATTATACATTGATGGGAGGCGAAGCAACACCGGAGGAGTTGACTAGGATAGACCATGGTTACCAAGTGATCAAGCCTATAACCGAGATATCTGATGAGATTGAACGGATAGAGGAATGTTACAAGAAAGGTCAGCGTGGCTATACTATTGCTAAAGCCTGTAAGAAGGACGAGATTCTTGCTAAGAAGAAATGTCGTATTTTCTATGGTAATGCTATAGCCTTGACGTTCCTTATTCGGAAGTACTACTTGCCATTATTAAGAGTTTTGCAGATGAATCCTCTCGTTAGTGAATGTGCTGTTGGTATCAATAGTCACGGTCCAGAATGGGATGAATTCTATCAGCATGCTACGAAATTTGGCATGGATCGATTGATTGGTGGGGACTATGGAAAATATGACCAGAAACTCCCATCACAATTGATTATAGCATCGCTGCGTATCTTGATAGATTGTGCGGCTGTGTGTAAATACACAGACGAGGATCTACGAGTCATGGAAGCTATGGTTGGTGATATTGTCTATTCGATTATTGCTTTTAATGGTGACCTAATCGGTTTGACTGAGGGCACACATATAAGTGGTAATTCGTTGACTGTTATCATAAATGGCATCTGTGGAAGCTTAAATATGCGCTGTTATTTCTTTAGTAATCCTGAGAATAAGGGGAAGAAATTCCGAGACAATGTCGCCCTTATGACATATGGAGACGATAATATTGGATCTGTCAGTAGTGAAGTGAACAATTTCACCATTGCTGGCGCTTCAAAATTCTTTGACACATATGGGCAAGTTTATACTATGCCAGATAAGGAGAGCGAGTTGCTTGATTTTCTACCACCTGAAGATTTCGAATTCCTGAAGCGGAAGTCTGTATACCACCCAGGTATGGGTAAGTATGTTGGAGCTTTGATTGATAAATCATGCTTCAAGATGCTGCATTGCTTCATGCGACGGAGAGGATCTCCGGATACAGAGGATGTGGCAGCTGCGAAGAATATTGATACAGCTCTCTCAGAGTGGTTTAATCATGGAGAGGAGGTGTATGAGCTTCGCAGACAGCAGATGACTGAGGTAGCCAAGCGGTGTGGAATATCCATGTATTGTGCTGGTTTAGACCAGACATACGAGGATAGATTAGACAACTGGAAGAGCACTTATGAGAAGTGAAGTTGTCACCCCAGTCCTCGAGCACGACGTTAAACTGCTCCCCCCGTTGGTCCATGGGGGTTCTGTATATAGTTAAAGAGACCCTTGTATAATTGGATACCACGTACATGTTTATGTTTTATCGTTCTTTCTATAATATGTATATGTAGGCTTTATATTTGAGAGTGGACCCTATTTAGGGTAGTGTCCTCGCACAAACAAGAAACAACGGCCCTACAACTTAACCCGGTTTGTAGGATGTAAATAAATGGGTTGGTCAATGTTTATATTTTAACAATTGGTTTCTATCTAAGCCAGGGACAGAAACTGTAGATCAAAATCTGGTTGGAGCTGATGCTCTACAGAAGACTCACCATGAATATCAGGGAGGTGAGCTAGTGCCACAGAGTGGCACTACCGACGATGTATCTTTGATGAAGATGTCGAGTGAACAGTCGGAGAATGTGAAATTCTCAGACCAGGAGAACTCGTATCTTTATGATATGCATGGTGCCGTTGATCCAACACGGAAGTTGATGGATTCGGACGACGCCACGCTAGATCATTTCTTCTCAAGACCGTTGAAGATACACGAAGAAGAGTGGGGCACAGGTACTACTTTGTACTTTGCCATTGATCCATGGAAGTTATATATGGAGAATCCTCGTGTGATTAACCGTATAACAACTTACAATTTGATGCGAGCTACGCTTCGGCTGAAACTTGTCATCAATGGTAATGGATTTCAGTATGGACGAGCAATAGCGTCCTACTTACCACTCAGAGTGTACGACGATTTATCAACCAATGCTGTATTGGTTCCAGCAGACATTGTGCAAGCATCTCAATTGCCACATATCTTCTTAAACCCAACGACATCAACTGGTGGAGAATTGAAATTACCGTTCTTCTACCACAAGAATTATCTTGACATCCCAAACACGAATTGGGATGAGTTGGGTCAGCTAGTCGTACGTTCAATAAATGGGCTCAAGCACGCCAATGGCGCTGCGGACAAAGTCACAATATCAGTCTTTGCATGGATTGAGGATGTGTCTATGAATGTCCTAACTTCGGTTGAGCCGTCCACTCTAGTACCACAGAGTGGAAACGCCGAAGAGGTCGATGCTGCCAATAGAGAGGGTATGATTTCTGGACCTGCTACCGCGATTAAGAAAGCGGCTAACGCAGTGAGAGTTATACCACCTTTAGCTCCATTTGCAGCTGCCACTGAAGTTATTGCCGGTGCAACAGCTGATGTGGCAAAGCACTTTGGTTATTGCCGTCCCCCGGTAACCAAAGCTCCAGAACCCTATCGACCGAGTCCTATATCGTCTTTAGCAACAACATGTGTGCCTGATGTTATACATAAGTTAACTGTTGATGATAAACAGGAACTATCTATAGATCCCCGGATAGCTGGATTAGGTAATACAGATTCGATGAATATCAATGAAATTGCTCGACGCGAATCATACCTAACCACTTTCACGTGGACTATGGGGACTGCCCCTGAAACGTTGCTCTGGAATGCAAGAGTGTCTCCAGTAATATGGGCTGAGAATGGTTTAACACCTAATGGTTTCCATTTCCCAGCATGTTGCATGGCTGCTCTACCATTCGAGTATTGGACTGGAACAATGAGATTCAGATTTCAAATTGTTTCGTCCTCGTTTCATAAAGGTAGGATCAAGTTAGTTTACGATCCTAACTTTCTTGCTAGTAATGAATACAATACTAATTATCTAGAGGTAGTTGATATTACAGAGAAGAATGATTTCACCATATCTATAGGAAATGGACAAGAAACATCTTTACTGCGACATCACTACCCGGGTTTGGACTCAGTCACACAATTGTATTCCACTACACCTTACGCTTCAAAGGAGGAAGGTAATGGTGTACTTGGTGTATATGTAGTGAATGAGTTAACTACTCCAAACTCCACCGTGAATAATGACATAGAAATTAATGTGTTCGTTTCAGCAGGTGACGACTTTGAAGTGTTCGTACCCGATGATCACTTTCAGAAGTTCGTCTTTAAGCCACAGTCTGGTGATGCAAGCCAGGTTCCTGAATCTTTCAGTACAGAACAACCTGATGCACCTCAACAGGACAATGATGAAAATATTGGTCCTGGTCTTACCAACCATGAAATGCTCGGAAGAGTGTTTACAGGTGAAGCCATACAGAGCTTTAGAACTATGCTCAAGAGGTACAATTTGCACACGACTAGTGGAGCAATTAGTGCTACTAGTAATAAGATATTTAGAGGTAGAGCACCAATGTTCCCATACTTGCGTGGAAATGTGACTGGAGCCGTCGATTTAGACGCACTTGAAGCCCCATACAATTTCTGCAATACAGTAATGTTGCATTGGGTTACTCTAGCATTCTCTGGTTATCGTGGATCGATTCGATGGAAGATAGTTCCAAAGAATTGTGTGGTAGATTACAATGCCACAATCCAGGTCCAGAGGGTACCAGCAGGGGAGGCAGGTTATGCCTTCTCTACGTTGACAGCACCCACATTTGAAAATATTTCTAGACATCGACATAATTCGATTGTTTCAAAATTAGCTGGTGGTGTACTTGACAACTATACTCTTGCTGGGACTAGAGGAACTTGCTTAACCAATAGCTTTGTGAATCCAGTATTAGAGTTCGAAGTACCATATTATTCGAACTACAGGTTCAAACCTGGTAAATCTGAGGATCACACAACATTACTAGAGTATGAAGAAGGATTTGATTATTCAGTACAAACTAATGCTGAAGCCAATCAATACGATTTTTGGTGTGCAGCTGGTGAAGACTTCCAATGTTATTTCTGGACTGGTCTTCCAAGGATGTATTATGAATCCATTCCTCCTCCACCTTCAGTACTCTAGCTACGAAGCGGTAGATCTTTTATCTCATAAGTAGAATGAGTACGGAATGCACTACTACCGCTCCCAGTTGAAAACTGGTTCCGTTTGGAGAGTGAACTCCTAAAGAATTAAATCTAGTTTTACATAAGTTGTACTAATTGGAGAACAACTTTACTACACTGTGGTCGTGTAGGTGGGTACTATGTATCTGAATGGCCGCGCCGAATGAGTTTGACTCTGGAAATTTTTCCTGGCGCTGCCAGGTTTTTCAAGGAATCACAACTTTCTAGCGCGGTCACACGTCATAGACGAACTCGCAACCCCTGCCGAGGGGGCGGGCGCTGTGGCCACATGTGCAAAAAGATC